TTGATGTTAAAACATATCCAGCAGTTCCAACCGCAGTAGCGCCGATTGCGCCTGTACCATTACCATAGAGGACACCGTTGGCGGTAAACGTCCCAGCACCTGTGCCACCATCTGCGACAGCTAGATCAGTTGTCAACGTCAGAGATGCCGCCGCAATAGCACCTGCGTCAGAAATAGTTACCGTGCTGTTCTGAAGCAGTTTACCTGTAGTAGAATCAAAACGAACAATAGCGTTGTCAGTTGAAGAGGCTGGTCCAACTACATCACCAGAACCACTGGGAGTAGACCAAGAACCGTCACCTCTCCAAAAAGTAGAGCTTGAAGCTCCTGTTCCCGAATTTAAGTTACTAACAGGAAGATTTCCAGTAACATCAGCAGCTAAATCTACTTGGTTACGAGTAATAACTTGATTGGTAATAGTAATATAGTCAGGTGTGCCAGCTAATGTCACATCTTGTGTATTAATATTTGTAACAGAAGTAATAGCTGCTGTGTTATTACTAATATTTATATTACTATTATTAATGCTAGTAGCCATTGTACTAGATACTGCGGCTAGTTCAGCATCAGTAGCAAAACCAGAACCATCTCCTAAGATTGAGTTAATAGAAGTAATTGCATTTATGTTTGTTGTAATATTTGTATTACTATTATTTATACTTGTAGCAAATGTAGCTGATAGAGCTACTGCAAAATCACTTACAGATGTAATTCTTGTATTAGCAGTGCCTATGCTAGTGGCTAAAGCTAAACTTGTGGCAGCTAGTTCAGCACTTGTAGCATAATCTAAGTTATTAATTACTGTATTAATAGAAGTAATAGCTGTTGAATTAACAGAAGTATTTACTGATACTGTATTAATTCTAGTTTCTAAATCTGTTCCTGCTAGTGTAGCAGCACTAACTATTGTTAGCTGATTTACTGTATATGCTGATACAGATGTAGGAGCAGGAGTAATTGGTAGGTTGGTTAAATTTGAACCATCACCGTAGAATGAAGCGGCTGAAACATTACCAGTAAATGTACCATATGTAGCTGAAAGAGTTGTTTCAACAGCTAATCTATATACTCGTAATGAAGATACACTAACAGATGTAAAGCTAAGTGTAGAAGATTTAAGATCAGTTGCTGAAATTGTAATTGCAGTAATGTCACTTGCATTTAAATAATCAATACTAACTGATGTACCATAAATATGTGTAGCTCTAAAATCTGAAATACTTGCACTAGTAGCAAACAAATAATCAAGTGTTGCATTACCACCACTTACATTATAAGCAGTTGTTGCATTAGCAGCAGATACTGCAAAGGTTGCGCTATCTGCACTTGTAGCAAACGCAGCCGTTGAAGCAGACACAGCAAAAGAAGCTTCTCCTGCACTTGCAGCATAAGAGGTACTTGCTGCATATGAAGCACTAGCTGCAAAGTTAGCATTAGTAGCTGAAAGAGCAAATGAAGCATTTGTTGCTGAAGCTGCAAATCCTGCTGATGTAGCATAAGTTGCTGAAGCTGCTACAATTCCAGTTAAGTTTGAACCGTCACCATAATATTCAGTTGCTGAAATATTTCCACTAAATGTTGCATTAGCACCTGAAATATTTCCTGCTGAAACTGTGCCTGTAAATGCTGCAGTAGAGCCACTAAGTGCACCTGAAACACTAACTGTTGAATTAAATGTTGCAGCCCCTTCAACAATAGCAGTGCCGCCAATTGAAGTATTTGAGCTAAAATCTGCTGTTGTGCCTTTAAATGTTCCACCAATAAATTCAGATGCACGAATAGTTGGAACTGAAACACTTGTACTAACTGCAGTAGCACTTACAATTTGACCAACTGAGTTTACATCAAATTTTGTAAATGGTCCATATGAACCCGATACAACACCAGTTGTATTTAATGAAATATTTGGATTACCTTCAGTACCATTAGCATTTGAAATTGAAACACCAGTACCTGCTACAAGAGTTCTGCCATTAATGTTAGTACCACTAACTGCAATAAAGCCAGTGTAAGCTGTAATGTCAGGAACTGCATTAAGTGCTGAAGCAGTAGCTGTAAGGGTTGTACCATTAAGCTGGAAAGTACCGTTGATATTAACTGCTGACTGGCTTAACTGTAGTGCACTGTTAGTACCGCTACCGTCTTGAATAGTCTGAACTGAAGTGGTTAGACCGGTATTGTTACTACCAACTTGCAGTAGTTGCTTATAAGTATTTGCAATATTTTGACCAGTAAGTGTTGTCATTATACATTATTCCAATTGCTAGTTTCGTTTTCCCAATTTACGTTAGCATTATTCCAGAGTACATTACGATCATCATTAAGTGGTGGACGGGGATCACGGATTGAAGGATCGTCAAATGTATTTGCAACTCTGTTCTGTGGATGGTTCTTTAAATCAAACTGGCCTTCCCAATCAGTAGGACAAACCAACATACCATAACTGTTTTTCTTTAGAACACGGTGTGGATACTGAAATCCGCATGTGTCGCATATGGCAATTGCTCTTTTGTTACTAGCCATATTATACTCTATTTAGTCGTGGTTTCAAATAATAACTTGCTCTTTCACGGTCTTCAGACATTGCCCTTGCAAGACGTTCTTCATACTCTTCTTTAAGAAACTGAATACGACCACCTTCAACACCGGGACGTTTCATAGATAGTTGATATGCCAAACCAGCGGCAAGACATGGTAAAAACCTTCTGGAAATATCAGCAGTCTGTATTGCAGATTTATTAACATCTTCCATGTACCTCACTTTTTCAAACTTAAGAAGATCAGTTGTATTTTCAGGAATAGGCCACAGATATACTGTTACCCCTGCCTGTCCTCTACGAACTGCATATTGTGAGGGTCTACCTGTCTGCCCCTTACGTGGAAGACGTAGATACTCCTCCATTGAGATGCGTTCAAGCTGTAAATCGGTTTCATCTCTATTAACAACGACCTCAAGAACATCTACAACTGTTGAGCCTAGATCATATGCTGTTACGCTAGTAGATACTGAAACCGTTGTAGTATCAGCAGTCCATAGCAAAACGCCACGGTTCTGCCAATCTTGTAGCAACAGGTTAATTGAACGACGAGCAGACTTAGGCTCATGACCTAGCGTCTCCTCCCCACCAATCATCTCAGTTGCTTCTTGGATAACTTCGTCAATATCCATTGAGAAGTTAAATGTTCCTGACGTTGCCATAGGTTAAACTTTCTTAGTCAGAAGAAGATGAGTTGTCTTTTAGATTTACTTCTTTGCCAGTTACCTGTGGGCCTTTACGTGCTGCACCAAAGCCCTGACCAGTTGGTTTGCCAGTTGACTCAAAGACATCCTTTGGATCATTGAAGGCACCAACATAAAACTTTGAAGTATACTCAGTTACCTTTGCCATTACGTTTTCCTTTCTTTGGTTTCTTTTTGGTTCCGGGTTTTGAAACCTGCTGGGCAATACTTGATCTACCTATTGCCATCTTACTTTCCTCTACGTTTAATACCACGAACTAGTTTCTGTGACTTAGGCGGCATCTTCTTTGATCCATCCGGACCAGCCCAAAAAAACTTATCTGCCCAGTATGCAGGACTTTCCTTACCACGTGCAATGTTCTTTGCATGGCGTGATTTAAATGACTTACGTGCTTCAGGAGAATAGTTGTGGCCCATGCTCTGTGCACCAAAGCGAATTACCTTTACATTGCCAGAACCTGTACGAACGGCTACTACGCCTTTCTTTGTAGGATGGCTTGGTGTCTTCTTTGGTTTATTAAGACCTGACAAACCATAACGCTTTAGCTTTGCCTTTTCTGAATCACTAAGAGCCATTATGCTTTTCTCCTGTATGGCTTTACTTTCTTTGCTACAGTCTTTGGTTGCTTTACAAACTGTTTCCCTTGTTTAGTACCAGCCCGTTTTGCCTTAGTCGTTGCAGCATATTCTGAAGAACTTAATTTCTTAATTGCTTTTTCAGGAAGGTATCTTTCACCAGTTGCCTTTGGTCCTTGAGTTGAAGGCTTACCAGATTTAGTACGCCACTTCTGTTTGGTCCAAGATGAAAGAGACTTTTGTGTTTTAGATTTACCACCAGTATAACCACCACCTGCAGCTTTGTAACGCTGTGCAAGTAGCTGGGCTTTACGTGCTGACCACTGACCAGCTTTACCGCCCTTGCTACTTGCCATTACTTCATTCTTAATCCGCTCACGCAGTTTTGGTTTTGTATACCCTGCCACGTTTCTTCCCTTTTGGTTTACTCTTACCTGCGCTGCTTAGTGCAATTGCCACTCGTTGTTTTGGAGGATATCCTTCCTTTTTTAATTTACGAATGTTTGCACTAATTGTTTTTTTACTTGTACCTTTTTTAAGAGGCATTAGTTACATTGCTTTTCCATAACCACGCATGGCACAGCCTACACCACGTGGTTTAGAAACTGAACCTCCAGACTTATAGCCTTTCTTTTTAATAGAACCACCACTTTTTTTGCCAAGTGTTTTAGCACCTGTAGCTTTCTTTTCAAGAATAGCCATTCTTTCTCTTAGTTTTGGACTTGTCTGTCTGGCCTGAAGATTAGATAAGGCTTGATTAATTTCTCCTTGAGTTGGATTATACCCTTCCATAATCTCACCTGTCTGAATGAAAACATCACGTGGATCACGCTTATCTGTACCTGCTGTTTTTGATGCATTAGCTCTTCTAGTGGCAGCAGCAGTTCTTGCAGCCCGTGAAGTATCTGCAACATCTTTAGATTCCATTGCTTTAAGACGACTCTTTTGTTCTGGAGTAGCTTTTCCTTTACGAACAAGTGCTTCAAGCTCAACTTTTGTTTTTGCTCTAGCTTTAGCAACCTTACTTGTGCTTTCCTCAACAATACCACCAACAACAGACTTTCTACCTCTGGTAATTTTTTCCTGTCCTTGAACGCGACGACCTTCAACTTCACGACCTACATTTGCTGATCCACCAGTTTCAGGATCAAGACGTGCACCTTCGGGTTCTGAAACCTGACGAGGCTTTTTTTCTTTAGGCTTTGGCGTGTTTTTAGGTCGATTTAAAAGTCGTCTTTTAACTAAAGACAAGGCAAGTTTTTTAACCATTATTTTGAACCTTTCATTGCTCTACCATAACCACGTTGTGCAGCACCACAACCACGGGGCTTACCAACCTTACCACCTTTTTTAAACTTACCAGTTGTATTAAATTCATCACCAATTTTAAAATCTTTACTCTTGGTCATGTTAATAACTTCAGGTTCTTTTTCACCTGACTCGGAAAGTTTTTTACCAAACATGTAAACAGGGCTAAATGCAGATAGTACATTTTCAACACCACCTTTTGATGCAGCATATGCAGGTGAAAGGTAAGAAAGAAGCCCACCCTTTGCATAATTACGTTTTGTCTTTTTCATTACTTTGTACCTTTCATTGCTCTGCCATAACCACGAAGAGCCATGCCAACACCACGAGGTCTAGAAGATTTCTTGGCTACCTTGCCGCCTTTTTTGCGGCCACCAATACGTTCTTGCATCATTTCAAAAACATCTTTAGTTGTTTCTTCATCAGGTGAGCTATACTCACCACGCATCATAGAATCAATCTGCTCACGGGTATAACTGGGATCACCTTCACTAAATCTACGACCAGTGCCTACACCAGTCTGTTCAGCTTCACGTCCCATGCGGCGCATAAACTCTTCGCCCGTTTCATTCTCTTGTTTAGAAATCATGTCACGTGCACTTTTGCGGGTCATGCCTTCTTTCTTTACAACCTTACCTCGTTCACGTGAACCCATAACTGTTGTCTCTGCATCTTCAGGGCGACCACGCATACCTTTTCCAAGTTCTTTACGAGCTTCAGCTTTTGAAGTTTTAGGTGAAACTTTACGTGCTTTGCGTGTACCAGTAGGAGTTTTTCGTGGGGCTGAAGCATCTTTCTTTTTTGCACGTTCCTTCTTTTTATAAGCTTCACGTGCATCACGCTGCATCTGCTTCTTAGCATCTTTAACAGCTTCATCGCCGTACTTTTTTACGGCTTCACTCTTGCCCTTTGAACCGGCAAACTTAAGAATTTCACGAGCAATTTTTGCAGTAATAGCCATTTACTTTCTCCTAATAAGTTTTTTAATTCGCATTGGGAATGATCGTATTGTCGCCACCAGCCGGAGAAAAAGGCGACTGCATGTCGTCGCGCCTTGTACGACGAGCTTGGTTCCTCTGCAAATCCAAGATTTGATTGTAGACATTTTGATAAGTCCCTACTTGTGAATAGTTCTTCATGAACAACATAGCCTCAATCATTGACGCATTGAACAAAAGATCATATGCGTAATCACTAAAGTAATTAGTTTGGTTTGCTGAAGTTAATGCGGTAGGTTTGTTAACATGAACAATCTCACCGTTAACTGTAGAGGCAGGTGTTGGTGCAATTAAAATTGTTGTGTTATTTCTTCGTGCGTAATACTTTGGCTCTGACGTTGAAGCTGATACAGGCCAGTAGTCATTAATAAATTCATCAGTACGCTGAAGAAGATTAATCTTTGAACCATTGCTTGTAATATTTACATTCTTAACAATACGAGTTCCTGAAGGAAGTGTTACCTTGTTATTACCTGCAGATACTGCAACAGACGTATACGTGACCAAGCCATAGTCGTCAAGGTCTTTTGTCAATCGCTCTTCAGCGCGATTAACCATATTAGGAATATAATTATAAAACTCTGTAGAGTCATCCTCTGCAGCAGCTATAATATCACCAACAAGGTAAGTGTAATTAGCCATAGAAAACCGTTGTTGTAGCAGTAGAGGTTGGTGCTGAAACTTTTACTGAACCATACATTCTTACGCCAAGACCGGGAAGATAAACATCATTAACATCATTAGCTGTTGTATTAACATACTTAATGTTGTTTCCGTTTACTGTGCCATAGGCATCGGTTTCAGTTCCTGTAATTAGAAACGTACCAACGCCTGAAGACTGTACCGCATGAAGTCTTGTATCAGTAACAGTAACACTGGTCACAGTATCAAGGACTGCGCCACTACCAGTTACAAAGCCTACTCTAATATTTGATGCCATGATGTTCCTCAATCATTTGCGCGATAGTCATTACATTATATCGCATTAGTTAGCGCAAACAAAGCAGAGAAGGGACATTACTTTTCGTAACACCCCTTCTCCTTTTTGTTTACCTAGCTAAGTTAATTAGCTTGGGTTTGCGCCAAAGAAACCGCGCCAGTCAGACCAGCCAAAGCTATAACGCTCACGAGCCTTGAAGCGAAGGTTGCCTGTGTCGAAGTCCTCTTCCATCTTGGTAGCAAGAGGTGCACGGACAAACATCTTTGTACCGTTAGGTACATCGGTCTTAAGGAACCAGTTATTCGTATCAGTGAAACGACGGTTTATGAAGAAACCACCGGGGACCATACCCTGATTACGAACACTGTTGATGTCATTGACGTTAGTTGCACCAACGGTAGAACTGTTGGGGTTAACGGCAATTGTGGTTGACATCGTGCTGTTAAGAACCTGATCGGCAGTAAATACTAGATCGGTTGGAACATGCAGTGAAACTGCCTGTGCACCGATTAGAATACCACGGTCGTCCTTAATCTTAGAGATGGAAATTAGACCAGCTTCTAGTGAAGACTCACTTAGATCAGAAGCACCAATTACGTTGGACTGGTTGCCACTAATGGTTGGGTGAGAAGCAGAGAATAGGGCAACGCCGTCGCCACCTGCATAGGAACCACCAGTGAAACCATTGTTGAAAACATCGGCGGCTTTGACCTGCTTGGTGTTAGCCATTGCACGGGCAAGACCACGTGCACGAAGCTTGGAGAACGTATCATAAAGATTGTCTTCCATTGCTTCTTCAGTGATGGCAAATGCAAGTGCTACAGTCTCGTGTGTGTAACGAGCGGTGTAGCCTTCCTGTGCCTGATCGTACTGGACTGAAGCACCTTCGCCCTTTGTTGGGGCAGTGCCGAATCCAGTGAATAGGACTTCCTCTTCAAATGCACGATCTGAATTTTCAGTCTCAAAGAGTGGGGCATGTTCGTCATCGACGCTGCCATACTCAATGCCGAAGATGGCATTTAGACCGGGAAGTAGTTCTTTTGCAATACTAGCTCTATTGATAGCCATTTGTTAACCCTCCTTAGTTAGCTGAAGCGTCGGCTGAGATGTACGCATCAACGTGGCGTACAATTCGAACCTCAAGCTTGGGGAAGGCGCGTTCAGCAGAAACTAGGATGTCATTGCCGGGTTCATTAACAACGGCAATTGGCCGAAGCATAGCACTACCAGTTGTCCGAGTAGACGCATCAAGCGAAAACCCTGAACGACCAGTAATTGTTGAACCTGTGCCAAGAGCAACCTGAAAGTTCTGTGAATTAATATCACCAATTGAAACAGAAGCATCAGCCTGTACGACGAAAGTTGCCTGTGGATTATCAACTACCATTGCATAAGCATCGGAAGCTGAAACACCAGCAGTCCAGAAATCGGACCACTTTGGTTCCCCGTTGACAACATAGCGACAACCAATAAAGACACCCATTGCCTTATCGGTGGTTGTAGCTAAAACATTTACATACCCTGCAGCATTTGTAACGATATCACCATTGAAAATATTGCTGTTGTATCCTGAAGCAATTGGATACTCATTTGCACCAGCACTATTTGGTGAACCACCACGGATGCGTGAAGGGCGAAGACCGTCTGGATTTGCAGTAGCAGTCATATCAGTTCTCCCTTGTTAATACTGTGACAGCAACAAAAGACAGTTTCGACTTCATTGACTAATCGTCAAAGGAAGCCGCACGGCCTCGTGTTACTTTAGTTCTACTAGAGTTTGAAATGGGCATTGCTGAATTGCTTTCGCGCATAAGCTGGGCATTAACAGCATCAATCATTTCTCTACTCTTGTTCTCATAAAATTCTTTTCGGGACTGTGCACGAGCCTTAGTCATCTTTGCTAGGGCCAAATCTCCACGACAGATTGCGCCAGTATATTTCCCTTCCTCTTTCACGAAAGAGTTATGAGCCATTTCAGGAACTTCGTCAATGGTAACGAATTGCCACCCCTCAGAAAGACGCTTACCAATATTCTGGATGTCATCTCTGCCCTTAAGTAAAATGCGAATCCAACGGAGCGTCATACCTTCTTGATCGAAACGATCTTTGATAATCGGCGGGATTGTGAGCCAGTCTTGCTCTTCAAATACGTCGTTTTCCATTTCTCTTGTTTGGACTTCCCTAGTGTGCTCATTACGTGATGTTGTTGTACGTGTCATAGTATTATCCTTTCACCGCATTAACCAATAGTGGTATATTCACCTGAAGAGCGTTCAGCCTTAAGCTTCTCTTCAGCGTATCGTTCAAGTGGAATCCCCCACTTATTTGCAAGACGGATATCTTCTTGCGTAAGCTTGACCTTCTTTCCAGAAGAAGGAGATGCTGGTGTGCGTGACGCACCGGCAACCACCTGAGTCGAGTTTGACGCACTCGACTTACGAACTGCAGGTTGCTCTTCGACTGGAGCAGCCTGAAACTTATGTGGAAACTGTTCGCGCATACGGCGATCAATCTCTCCATAAAACTCGTCGTCTGAAGGATTAAACCCTTCATTCTTTAACTCGTAATCCAGAGCAAGTGCTGCTGCAGTCATTACGTTGTCAGAACCAAACCAATCATTTTGTCCTGCCCACTCAACAGCCTTTGGATCATACTGTGGCTGTTGCTGCTGCTGCTGTCCCTTCTGCTGTTGAAACTGT